ATTCAGAAGGTGGAAAAAGCAATCTTGTAAATTCTAAAGTAGAGCAGGATGTAATTAACTTAGATGAAAAGATTAGTAGTTTAAAAAAAGAAATTAAAGAGTTAGAAAAGGAAATTGAAATTTTAAGGCTAGACGTTGATGAAATCAATATCAGATTAGGAGCTTTGACTTATTTAGAAAAAGAATTATTAACTGATTATTATATTAACAAGATGTCTTTGGAAGACATAGGTAATATTACATATTATAGAGTAAAACATCAAACTAGAAGTGAATCAACTGTAAAAAGAAAAATAGAAACTATAATTGAAAAGATGTCAAAAATATAAAAGGAGCTTAATTGCTCCTTTTTCTTATTATAATTGAATTTTCTTTTAATTCGATTTCTGCCTCTCTATCATTTTCGGTAAAACCTAGCTCTTTAACCCAAGGAACAGGTAAAGTGATTCTATTTGTTACAAAACCTTGTCCGTTTTTCCCATAAATAATTTTTGTTTCTCGTTTCATATTATGCCTCCTTAATAAAATCAACTACATTTTTGATTTCTTCATTTGTAATATAAGTGCCTTGAACTCTTTGAGGTTTTGATGTTCCTATTGGATAATATAACATATCGCCTTTTCCTAAAAGTTTTTCAGCTCCACCTATATCTAAAATTGTTCTTGAATCTATTTGTGATGATACTGTAAAAGCAATTCTTGATGGAATATTTGCTTTAATTAAACCTGTGATTACATCAACAGATGGTCTTTGAGTTGCGATTACTAAATGAATACCACTTGCTCTAGCTTTTTGAACTAATCTACAAACGTATTCTTCAATATCTTTAGGAGAAGCCATCATTAAATCAGCTAATTCATCTATTATAATTACAATTTGAGGAAGTTTTTGAGTAGAGATATTATTATAACTTTTTAAATCTCTAGTACCTTTTTTAGCAAATAGCTGGTATCTATTTTCCATTTCTTCAACTATCCAAGCTAAAGCTCCTATTGATTTTTTAGCATCGGTTACAACTGGAATTAATAAATGTGGTATTCCATTGTAAACAGAAAGCTCAACTTCTTTTGGGTCAATCATTAAGAATTTTACTTCGTTTGGATTAGCTTTATATAATATACTTGTAATTAATGAATTAATACATACAGATTTACCTGAACCAGTAGAACCTGCAATTAAAACGTGAGGCATTTCTTCTATATTTGCAATAACAGGTTTACCTGATAAATCTTTTCCAAGTCCAAAAGAAAGTTTTGATTTTGCTTCTTTAAATTCATTTGATTCTAGTACATCTCTTAATGGTACTATTTCTCTTTCTGGATTTGGTATTTCAATGCCAACAACTTGTTTTCCAGGAATTGGAGCTTCAATTCTAATTGTTTCAGTTCCTAAATTTAAAGCAATATCATTTGTAAGCTTTGTAATTTTACTAACTCTAACGCCTTCTGCAAGTTTTAATTCAAATTTTATTATAGTAGGGCTTACAGAATAATTTTCAATTTTTGCAGACACGCCAAAACTATATAAAGTTTTTTCAATTTTGACTGCCATTTCAACTAAAGTTTTATTATTATTTTTTGTTTTAGATGAACTTTTTTTCATAAGTTCAATTGGTGGAAATTCATAATTTTTCATTTTAATCATCTCCTTATTATAATTCCTCAAAACTTATAATTTCAGTGGCATAATACCATTTTTCTGAATTTTCTTCAATTTTATTTAAATCGATGTTTTCAATTTCAAATCTATAAACAGGTTTATACTCTTTATTAGAGTCACAATTATTTATTGTATCATATCCATTGCGATAAATTTCTGTATTCCAATCTTTTTCAAATAATAAAATTCCATTTTCTAGTTCATAATCTGCTAAACTATTTTGTTTTGTTTCTTTAATTTTTAACATAATAATACCTCCTATAATTTTTATTTAAATAGATATTTTTTGTTTTAATTTTAAAAATAAGTTTCATTCTTAACTAATTTAATTATAGCATAGTCGGTACGACTTGTCAATATTTTTTTGGAAAAAATAGTATATTTTGTTTATGTAAACAAATGACTGGATTTTGACCCGAAAATGAGCTGTTTTTGAACTTGTTTTGGTCAAAAGCTTTGTGGTATAATTATAATAGTTAAAAAATTTAAGAAAGGAAAGGGAACTATTCTTCATTTAGTACTTTTCACTGGAAATATTCTAATTCACAAATTTTTCTAGTTTGTTTCTTAAATGTCAAATTCAATCATATAAAGAGGTACAGAAATGTATCTCTTTTATTGTTAGAGGTGATTTTTATGAGTTATGAAGATTATATTAAAAATGTATGTGAAAAATGTGAGCATAAGAATCAATGTAATAAAGAAATCGTAGCTAATATAAATGGCAAAATTGTATGTGTTGAAGATGAGGACTAGCCTATGGAATGCTTAGTAACTAATAAAGTATGTTCTGAATCTAATAGAAAATGTAAAGAGTGTAAGTTAGATAACTGTAAAGAAGCTCTAAAACTAATTGAGGAGGAAGAGAAAATGTGGGTTGATAAGAGCAAAGAAAAATTTCAAAAATGGCTTAAAATCGAATGTCCTGAATGTGTGAATTGTAAATTTTTAGAGGTAGAAAGCTATAAAGACTTAAAATGTAAGTGTTTTTATAGATTTAAAAATAGATGTGTTATAAAAAGTAGATAGTAGGCAAAATATAAAAAAGCAGTGAAAAGCTATTGAAAATGTGTGGAGGATTTGTATAGGTTAGATGGCGACCTAAGAGCAAAGAGCAAGCATATTAAAAGGTTCAATTGTTTGTCCTTATATTTTGCCTAGTGTTTATTAAAACACTGTAGAAGTGATAATAGCTAATTAAGGTCATAGACCACTGTTTGCAGACAGGTTAGCTATCCTGCATCATTCACTTTGAATATGTAATAATGTGATAGACATATTTGGTTTATATCAAATATGGTAAAACTAAATGGGGGTTATTATAAAGTGTTCCTCGCTCGGCTCGAAAGAGTAACGCAAGAAGGTCAATAACCCCTAAATGGTAAATATTACATTATTACATATATAACAAATATATCTCTTATTAGTAGAGATGGTAAATGGTATAGTCTATTTAGTAATCTATTTAGGCTGTACTAAAATGTGTGTTTAGTTTAATGGTAAAACACTGGTCTCCAAAACCAGTAATCTATGTTCGATTCGTAGAACATACGCCAGGGCTAGTTCATAGGTCTAGCAGGTACCGTAAAATCTTGGAGTGTCTTTTCGGTTGGACTATAAAGAACCGACCATATTCTCAGATAGTCTAATGGTAGGACACAAGGCTTTGAACCTTGATGTGTTAGTTCGAGTCTAGCTCTGAGAACCATTTTATATAATTGTATGTAGTGATATATTCTCAAAAAGGAAATTGAACAGGCTTTTTCCGAGTTTAAAAATGCATTTAATATATCATTACATAGAGTTATATAGTTTTGGAGGTGTATTATGACACAAGAAGCGATTGTTGATAAAATAAAAAGAAAAATATCAGAAGAAACAGAGAATTATAAAAGAGCCTTATATGATGAAAATAAAAATGCAATGCTATTTTATGATGGGTGTAGAACTACTTTAAAAGAATTATTAGATGAGATAGATTAATGGAATTAACAGAAGAACAGAAAAAGAAAAGAATTAAGAAGAAGCAGTTGAAGTTTATAGAAAAAGTTGTGGAGGAGATAGAATGAAGCTATTTTGTATTTTATTAAGTTTAATTTTAATAGTAAGTAAAATATTAGGTGCTATATCATTAAGTTGGATAATGTGTTTATTACCAGTTTTAATTTATTTAGGAATAAAAATAATATTTTGGATTGTAGTTATTATATTAGCAATTGTTGATGAGAGGTAATTATGAAATTTGAAATAAATGGCGATACATGGATTATTGAAGAGAAAAGCTTAAAAGATTTAATCAATTTATATGAAGAAGCAAATAGAGAAAATATTGCATATTGTTTTGGAGTAACTATGAAACATAATCATGAAATCTATATCAATAAAGAAATGTGCGAAGCTCAGAAAATTAAAACATTAAAACATGAGTTAATGCATTGCTATTTATGGGAATATGGATTTTATGGAAGAGATTATACTGAAGAAGATGTATGTGATTTGTGTGCAGGCAGTAATGATTTTGTAAATAAAGTAATTGATATGTATAAAAAAGATAAATTTACAGTGAATAAAGCAAATAATACATTTTCTGCAACAATGTATTGCGATAATGTTGAAATCGCATCAATATAAAATATTATGTAAAATACAATGACAAAAAGCAATAAATTTTATAAAGAAGTATCGAAAAAATACGGCAAAACACTTTTTATAAGATTTTGATAAGACGTGAAAGTGTTGAAAACACGAAAGGTAACATAAAAAAGTGAGTAGGTGATAAATAATGGCTAATGAAGAAAATTTAATACCATTAAATAAGCGTACGCCAAGAGAACGCAAAGAAATTGCACAAAAAGGAGCAAAGGCTACTAATAAGAAAAAAGCTGAAAGGAAAAAATTTAACGAATTATTTAATAGTTATTTAGATAAAAAAGTTACAGATAAACAAGTAAAAGAGCAGATGCTACAATTTGGCTTTACTGATGAAGAATGTACAAATAAAAATGCAATAGTTTTTGCACAATATAAAGAAGCTTTAAAAGGAAGTACTCAAGCTTTTGTAGCAGTAAGAGATACAATGGGAGAGAAACCTGTAGAACAGATACAAAATATAAATCCACCAGTAATAAATATAGAAAGGCCAAAAAAAGATGGTTAATCCATATAATATAATAGCAGAACACTTTTGGGATTTGCTAGATGATGTGTTAGAAAATAATCATACACATTATTGGTTAAAACGGTGGAAGAGGAAGTACAAAATCAAGCTTTATAGGTATAGTAATTCCTTTAATGATGATGTTAGATGCACAAAATGGAATTTACTCAAATGCAGTTACTTTGAGAAAAGTAGGAGATACCTTATCAGATAGTGTTTATACTCAAATTTTATGGGGTATAGAACAGTTAGGAGTCTCGGAATATTGGGAAGCTAAAATAAGTCCTTTAAGATTAACATATAAGCCAACAGGTCAACAAATATTATTTAGAAGTTCTAATAATAAAGACGATTATAGAAAAATAAAATCAACTAAGTTTAAAAAAGGTTTTTGCAAATATGTGTGGTTTGAAGAACTTGACGAATTTTTTGGAATGGAAGAAGTTAGAAACATCTTGCAATCATTACTAAGAAGTGGTAGTGGTTATGAGGTGTTTTATTCATATAACCCGCCAAAAATGCTTTCTAGTTGGGTAAATTCAGAAGTTATTAATGTAAGAAGCGATAGATTAGTTCATTCTAGTACTTATTTAGATGTGCCAGTAGAATGGCTTGGAGAACAGTTTATAATTGAAGCTGAAACATTAAAAAAGCAAAACGAATTAGCATATAGAAATGAATATTTAGGTGAGCCAACAGGAACAGGTGGAGCAGTATTTACTAATATTACTTTAAGAGAAATATCAGATGATGAGATAAAACATTTTGATAATATTTCAGATGGAATAGACTTTGGTTTTGCAGTAGATCCAGTTTGCTATGGTCAAAATCATTATGATAAGACTAGGAGAAAATTATACATCTTTAATGAAATATATGCGATAAATATGTTAAATAGTAAATTGCATCAAGAAATTTTAAAAATAAAAATAGGACATAGTCCAATAATTGCAGATAGTGCAGAACCGAAATCGATTAGTGAATTAAATTCTTATGGTGGAATTAGAGTTGAAGGAGCTAAAAAAGGCCCTGACAGTATTGAATATGGTGTTAGATGGTTACAAGGTTTATCAGAGATTATAATAGACCCTATAAGATGCCCAAATACTGCCAGGGAATTTAATACATATGAATATGAAAAAGATAAATTTGGCAATTTTAAGAGTAAATACCCAGATTGTAATAATCATACTATTGATATGACTAGATATAGTAGAGAAAAAGAATATAACTTTAATAAAATGCAGTTTAGTAATAGAAGTTTAATAAGAATTAATTAGGAGGCAATATGCTACGCTATAGTGAAAAGAAATTAGAAAAAGAAAGTGCAGTAACAGACATATATTTTAAAGCTCAAACTGAATTAGAAAAAAGAAAACAATTATATGAAAGAGTAAGAAGAAAATTAACAGATGAAGAACTAGCAAGTTTAGGCGATGATGATATAAAAGTTCCTTTAGAAAGATACATATCTGTTATGAGTGCTGGATACTTTGGAGGAAAAGCTCCAATATATAAAGTAAAAGCTTATAATGAGGAACGCAACAAAATAATATCTGATTTGTTTGATAGTAAAGGAAACACAGAGCAAGACGTAAAAGAAATAGAAGAATTAATAAAGCACATTACAGATTATAATGATGATGGTGCTTTATTTTTATCTGAAGTATTAGATTTTTTAGAAAAAAGAGCTTGTTATGAAATTTATTATAAAGATAAAGATACAGGAGAAATTACAATAGCCAAAAGTGATGCATTAGAAACTGTTGCTATTTGGGATTATTCATTGCCTAAGAATTTGATTGGTATTTATAGGATAATTCAAACAACTATGGCAAATGGTCAGTATCAAAACATAGTAGAACTTACTACAAAAAATGGTAAAAAATACTATATGGATACTCCTGAAAAAAGAGAATTATTTGGAACACCTGAATATGAATCAAAATATGGTAATGAAAATCTATTTAAAGAAGATAAATCACAAAGAGAACCTGCAAAATGGGATGATATATCTGCAACTGCTATTGAAAATGAAGATGGACTAGCAATATTTGAGCCTGTAATTTCTTTAATAGAAGCATATCAAAGGTGTATCCAAAATAGTAGAAATACATTCAAATATAATGATGAAGCAAAATTAAAAATAAGTGGATATTCTCCTGAACAGCCTTTATTTGTAACAGATGAAAATGGAAATACAGTACCTAATCCTTTGAGAGAAATAGAAGATGAAAATATTTTAAAAGCCTCAGTTATGTACACTGGCGAAGGTGGTGATATAGGTTGGATAGAGAAAAATGTAAACGATAGTGCATTGCAAAACCATAAGAAAACACTAATGGATATTATATGTTTATGCTCGTTCTGTCCTAACATGACAGATTTAGGTTTTACATCAGCAGATAATAATAGTGCTTTAGAGAAAAAATTCTTTAGCTTACAACAATATATAGCAACATTTGAAGGGGAGTTTAAAAAAGGTTTATTAAGACGTTGGGAGATTATATTAAATAAATTCAACAAAGACAAAGGTAAAGAATATGATTTTAGGGATATTGAAATAACACTTCAAAGAAATGTTCCAACCGATACAGCAACAGAAACAAGTAGAGCTTTAAGTCTAAGAGGGTTATTGGCAGATAAAACCATTATTGATATGTTACCTGATGATTTAGATTCAACATCTGAGATTGATAAATTAAAATTACAAAGTGAAGAAAATATGGAAAGTAATCTTGAAAATATAAAAAAATTAGGCAATAAAGATTATGAAGTAGAAGAGGAAAATGAAGATGTGGGAGAAGCACAATCAAGAGTTGATAAAACTGAACAATCTGTACAAAAAGATGAGCAAACAAACACAAAACCAACTTCAAATATTGCTGGATAGTTTTAAATTTGTTTATTCTAATTTATATAGCATAGCAGATAATAAGACTAAAAAAAGATTAAATACTTTAGTAGAAGAATGGTTTGAAAAAGGTTTGTTAACAAATAGATTATCAAAAGTACATAACGATATTGATAATATCAATGTTAATAGTATAAATCAGTTTGGCTTGTATGCTAATAATATTTATAAAAGAACTAGAGTAAAAAACAGTGATATATTAGAACTACTTATATATAGTGTATATGCCGAGGAACAGTTCAAACTAGAAGAAAAAGAACAGAAAATATTTAAAGAAGATGTAAACTACTATTATGAAGAAGGTCAAAAAGAGGTTAATAAGAATAAAGTGTCTGTAATATCAGATGCTTTATTTTTAAGTTTATTGAACCAAGCTACAATAAATGGTTTTACTTACGAGCAATACAATGAAGCTAGAATGAAATATAATACAGACCAAATATATAAACAAGCAGTTATTGATATACAACAAAAAAAAGACATTAAAATTGATTCTGATATTTATCAGGATATAATAAAAAAGCAAAATAACTCAAGACTTAATATAAATGATGATAAATATTCTGGAAGTATTGAAACGTTATTAGTAGGAATGAGTAATCAAGCTAAAATAGAAGGCATAACAAAAAATGATGAAGATGCAAAGGTAATGTTTATTGCAGTAGAAGATGACAGAACAACGAAAATGTGCCAAAGTTTAGACAGACAGATTTTTAATGTTAAGAATTGGAATGAATTTAAAAGATATTCTGAATCTAATAAAAATATTGTAAAATATAAATGTAGAGGTTTAGTAATTGGACTTAATCTTCCTCCAGTGGTTGACCATTTTCATTGGTGCAGAAGTACAATTCAATATTTACATATTATAAATGAACAGATAAAAAATAGAAAGAAAACTATTATAACTGAAAAAACAATTGACAATATGCAGGAAATAAAATTGAATGAATATAATATAGAAGAAAACAGAAAGATAAATGAATGGCATAAAGAATTATTGAGATATTCTATGGAAGAAAATAATAGTAATGAAGTAGTTTTTGTATTAGATAAAAATTTAAAACTTGTTTTGAAAAATAAAGGCGATATAGAAAATATTGATTTTTCAGTGCCAGTCACAGGAAAAGACTATTTTATTATACATAATCATCCTAAAAATAGCAGTTTTTCAACAACAGATATAATTACATTTTTAGAAGATAATAACATAAAATCCTTGTCAATTGTAAAAAATAATGGTAAAATAGAAGTAATAACAAAAAAAGATGACTTTGAAGTAAATAAATCATTTACAACATATAGAAGAATGTATAAAAAGATAATAAAAAATACAAAGCCAACAGATGATAATTTAGATGATTTCGTAGAAAAATATTTGGAAAAGGAGGAGCAAATCATATGGAAAAGATGAAAAAAATAATTTTAGATGAATCATACGAAGGACAAATAAAATCATTAAAAAAATTACTTGGTTTGCGACCTGACCAAGAATTAGATGAATTTGTATTTGAAGAAGACGATGATGATAAAAAAGAAGAAAAGTAAAAGGCACTTACATAAGTAGGTGCTTTTATTATGTCATTAATATTAATTAAATAAATAGAAGAGGTTAGTCGACAACCTCTTTTTTTATTGCGTTTTATCCTAGTTAGCGTGAATAAAGGAATGTTTAGTTAGAGTACTGTAAAAGCTCAATAGTTTGGTTATAACACCGTTAAAAGTTAAGGAGGAAGTTATGGAAGATAACGAAAATAAAGATTTGGAGACTACTGCCGAGAGTGTAGAAACAAAAACAGAGCCTGTAAAAACAGAAAAAACATTTACAAGAGAAGAATTAAACAAAATTGTAAATGCAGAAAAAGAAAAAGCTTTAAATGATTATAAAGCAACTGTTGAGGCTCAAAAAGAAGAAGCTGAAAAGCTTGCTAAAATGGATTCAGACCAAAAAAAAGACTATGAATTAAAACAATGGAAAGAAAGAGCTGAAAAAGCTGAAAAAGAAAATTCAATTAGTAAATTACAGTCTGAAACTATTAAACAAGCAAATGAAAAAGGCATTCCTTTAGAGTTTATTACAACTATTAATTTTGAATATGAAACAGCAGATACAATTGCAACAAAACTTGAAACATTGCAAAAGGCTGTAAATAAACAAAGAGAATTAGTTATCAATGAATATTCTAAGGAATCTGCTCCACAAACTGGAGATAGAGTTGATACTACTCCAAAGAGTGGATATGAAAAATTTTTAGAAAATCAAAGATAAAGGAGAAATTAAATTATGGCAGACGAAAAACCAAACGTAAGCGTATTTGATAACAAAGCTTACAATCCACAAGCATTTGGAAGATATATCCAATCAATTCCAAAAACAAGAAAAAATGAATTAGAGAAAGCAAATATCTTTACATCAGATAATGATATTAAAAACTTATTTCAATCACAAAGTACAGCAGTTTATGCAGTTCAACCAATGATTGGTGAATTTAACGGAAACGTTCAAAACTTAGATGGTGAAACAGATTTAGAGGGTGGAGAATTAGACACATATTACTATGGCATTACTTCATACTCAAGAGCTATTACAGGAAAAGAAAAAGACTATACTAAAAATATAATTCCTGGATTAGATCCATTAGACCAAATTGCGAATAAATTTGCTGATAAATGGGATGATGTAAATGAAGATACTCTAGTATCAATAATCAAAGGTGTATTTGCAAGTACAACAGATGGTGCTGACGAATTTGCTGAAAACCATACTCTAGAAGTAGATAAAGTAGATGAAACATCAATTTATGATGCTACTCAAAAAGCATGCGGTGACCAAAATCAAAAATTCAGCATGTCAATCATGCACTCAAAAATAGCTAATGAATTGGCAAAGAAACAATTATTAGAATACATAAAATACACAGATGCTCAAGGTATTCAAAGAAACACAAATATCGCTCAGTGGGGAGATAAAACAGTTTTAGTTGACGATACTGTTACTACTGAAGGTAGCGGAGAAACTTTAAAATACATTACTTATGTATTAGGAAATGAATTATTTGATAAAGAAGATTTATCAGTTGAACAACCATTTGAAAGATACAGAAATGCATTAAAAAATGGTGGTTTAACATATTTAATCTCAAGAAGTATGCAAGTAAGACATCCAAGAGGATTTTCTTATTTAAAGAAATCTCAAGCAAAAGAATCTCCAACAGATGCAGAATTTGCAAATGGTGCAAACTGGGGATTAGCAAAATCTGCTGATGGAACTAAATACTATCCTCACAAAATGATACCTTTAGCAAGAATCGTGTCAAAAGGATAGGAGGCTCTTATGAAATTTAAAAATAAAATAACTGGAAAGATAGAAGAGGCAGACACTTTTACAAAAGAGTTTGCCTTTACTCATAATTCTAATTATGAAAAAGTAGAGGAAAAAAAATCTCCTAAGAAAGAGGAGGACTAGAAAATGGACAAATTAAAAGATAAAAGAACAGGTCAAATATTTGTTCCTGGAAATAGAGCTACTTATAATGATTTTATGAAAACAGGTAATTATGAAGTAGTTAAAGAAGAAAAAACAAAAAAATCATTAGATTAAAATTAGGAGGTAGTAGATGTTAGAAGAAATTAAAAGAAGATTAGGTGCAAATTATATAGAAGGCACAGATGAAATTATAGAGGATTTAATTGACAATATAATGTCTATTGCCTCTAATATAACAAATAGGTCAAATACTGATTCTGAATTATATCCATATGTAAAAAAAGCAGTAGTAAGTGAATATTTACAAAGAGGTGCTGAAGGCATGACATCTAGGTCAGAAGGTAGCTTATCCAGTTCATTTGAAGATGT